ACATAAATGGTCTATTTACATTAACTATTGGAAGTGATAGTGATCCTGAACCAATCAAATCAGAATTGAAGTTGGTATATAACGTTAACTCGAAATATAAGCCGGGCAAAGAAATTAATATACAGTTTGAGGGATTTTTTAAATCGGATGAGTGGTATGATCGATATATGTTTCGTCAACCAAATTTGAAACATGAGCAATATTTTACAATGACAATTTCAAATGGTCCAGTGCGCCAATCACCATTTGGATTAGTTGGTCAAAAAGTATTACGGGGATTTGTTTCGTGTATTTTTCCACAAGACTGTGTGCAATTGTCTAATTTCAAAAAGGAATAATAACCAACATAAATGTTTTTTTTAATTTAATAAAAAATAAAAAACAGTCTTCTCTTGCTGTGGACAAGAATCTCTCCGCGCTAGAGCGTGCTAACATTTACACCAGAAGACCTATATATAAAGATATAAAGTTATACATAAATTGTGAAATTTACAGAAATTCCAATTTCATATCCTCCCATTAAAATACATTTTTTCCTTCAAATAATGTTTTATAATAAACATAAAATTGTTGACTATTGTCATTGACTTTTTCTGTAATATCCTTTTCAATATTTCCATAATTCACGATAAAACGAGCAGGTCGAATACTTATTCCTTCTAGTAAAGTAGTACAAAGTAATTTTTCATTTTTGGATTGACGTGGTGTAATAAATTGATAATGTACATCTGAATTGTGATTATTTTGACGATATGTTGTTTCTGGACTGTTTTCAATTGAATGTATTTTTTCTTGTTTAACAATAACCCATTTATCACAAAAAATACCGTGATTTGGAATAATTGTATATGCTGTTTTATTTTTTTTGGGAAAATCAAGTATAATGGTTCTGGGATCCAGTAAATTTTTTCGACAGCTTTTTATGGAATCACAAACAGATTCACAAACATCATTAAAAAAGGATTCAAACATAATAGACCACGATGGGGGTTTATTTTTTACATAAAAAAATTTGGATATCATACTTTTTTGAAATGAAATAATCAAATTTTTTAAGAACTCATCTTATAAAACGATCGACATCAACAGAACATTCTTTGCGCGCAATGGGTAAAAATATAAATACGAATATCATTGGTAAACCTAATACACAAAACATTATTGTAATCCAATATATTGATAAAACCATTTCCGCAATTTCAAGAACATTTATTTCTAGATTTACAGAACAATTTCCATCATTTTTGTCATGTAATTGATTAATAACACTTCCGATTTGTGGAGTAGAATACGAAATTAGGAGAAAACCAATTACCATAATTATTATTGAGTTTAATATATATAACCAACCAATCATAAATCTTGTTGGATATGTACATGGATGGCAACATTTCATATTATCGTCTACATATGGTTTTGGTGAGATAATTCCAATTAAACGATCATTCATTGTTTTTGGGTTTTTGTTTTTATTGGATGCACTTATGAATAATCTGTTAAAATCAAAATTTTTTTATTCAAACATCATTGTCAAAAGAAAGTTTCGTCGATTCTTTTCAAATCCATATAAAAAATACGATATTTCATTATTAAACATAGTTAATTTATGTCGTTTTAATATTTGTGGTAAAACAAAAATTTCATATTTGATATTAATTTTCATTTTTTCAAATTTTAAAACACAATCATCAAAAAATTGTTTTTTATGTTCAAAACCACCATAACTAAAAGGTATTCGACATAAATATTTAGAAGGTAAGGTATGTATCATTTTTTCCATCTCAATCAAAGGCTCGTTACTTTTAGGAAATCTTTTCAGGTAAAATTCATTTAATGTATGTTCATTTTTGAAACATGTAATGAATGATCGAAATTTTAAATTTTTCTTTATTTTTTTTAATCGTGATATCAATATGATTATGTCTTTTTTATCAAATATATCCATTCCATGACCATCATTATAATTTTTTAGATTTCCAAATAAATATTTTTTAAATAAATAATGAAATTGATTAATATTCAAATATTTAATATTCAAATATTTATTGGTATTCATTTATTCATAAATTAACGTGTAAGTAGTCATTTAAAAAAAAGTCAAATTAAAATCCACTCAATGTTTAATTAAAAACACATCAGCCATCAGCCATTCAAATTATATTTATTTCTATATTCGTTCATACTTTCTGATGTAGGATTATTATCATCATGTGGTAATTCTCGTCTTGGATCAAGGACAAATAAATATTCATGACATTTCGGTAAAAATCGTGGATTAATAAATTTAAAGCAGTCGGGGAAATTGCGAACGAGTGGTTTAAATGGAGTGAAACGATAGTTCCTAGTCCAACGTTTAAAGATAATTTCATTTGTTTGTGTGTGCAAAGCTGTCAAACAATATTTCAATGTTTGATTTTCTCGTTTCACATATTGAATATTATTTCCGTCCAGTTGTAAAGCAAACATTATAATGTCATGTGTCTTTTTTTGAATTAGTCTAAAGACAATTGGTTTTTTTCCAATGGCTTGTTTCCATAGGGTTTCAGATGGATTTTCAATATATTGAATTGCCATTGGATTTTGTTGAATGGCAATTTCTTTCAATTTATCCAGAATTGTAGATTCCTGTTTGCCATCATTTTTTATCGCAACGCGGAGTGAAGAAGAGGAAGATTCATCTTTTTCATTTTTCTGAGCAAAATGTACATTTGGAATTTCTTGGTCCATTAAATATTTCAAATCAACCTCATTGGATAATAAATTCCCTAAGAACATACCATTTTTTTGTAAGACCAGCTTCCATAAAGTTTCACATAATCCAGGGTGTTTTGAAAATAAAGTTCGATCAACAAGCTGAATAGTAGCAGAAGGACATTTTTCGACAGCGGTTTTTGCTTGGTTGATGGTTTGACATTGAACATGTTCTAACATTTTTGGAACTTTTTGAACAGCAGTCATTGATTGAAACGCGGTTTGATGATGAATGTGTTGTAATAATTTTGGAACTTGTTGAATTAAAATATTGCATATTGGTTCGTCATCCAAATAATTAATTGGCTCACACAATAAAACTTGTTCCACAATATATTGATGTTCCAATTTTTTATAACGACCAAATCCCTTGTCATTTTTAATTACAGAAACTCCTTCTGGAATTTTTATTTTCCACATCATGATTGGTAAAAATTCATTGAGATTTTCAAATTCATTTTTTATATCATATAAATTACATAAATAAATACCACCTTCTGAGACCCAACCATTTGATTCAAAGTAATTTGGACAATTATTTAACCCTTCCGTCATCTTTCGCCCAGATTTGTCATGTCCATTTTGCGTTGTAAATTTTACGAGTTGGAAGGGAGGTTTTTTTTTGTTGTCTTGTTGGTTGTCTGTGTGTTTCCCATGATTGAATTAATTAATTTGATTGTTTTTAAGACATTAAATAAAAAAAATCAAATTTTCCTTTTTTTTTAATTGGACTAAAATTACTCAAAATTACATGATATTCCATTTTCCGGTTGTTCGATAATTTGCTAAAATCTTATGACACATTCGTTTTAAATCTTTATCTGAATCATGACTTAATATTTCCACCGCATCCATAACTTCTTTTTCATATTCCATAGGACTTCCATCACATAAATTATGGAGAACTTGTTTTCGAATTCCAAGTTCAGGATCTTCAACTATTTCAAACATTCGTTTCCAAAATTTTTCAATATTTTCTTGTGTATGACATGGACACATTTGTTGGAGTGCTTTTAAACGAATATGTGGATTGGTATGATGTGTTAATGCGATTAGTTCATCAATGTTGTCAATTTCATCAATTTTTCGAAGAGTTGATTTTACAGTGGAATCGATTGTCCCTTCAATTGATATTTTTTTTAATTTTTTTGGAATTACTTTTGGCATATTTTTTTCAACCTTAAAAAAAATAAACACAAATTCCTTTTAAGTGGTGATTTTAAGAGAATTGGATATTTTAATCAAATTTTTTCATGATCCGTGTTTTTTTTACGTACAATAAAGTAAACACACATGCAATAAAGCAATCGCAATAAATTTGAATAAAAAAATATTCAAAAAAATATTCAACATAACAATTTTAAAAAAAACATGACATCAACTGAAACAAAAACAACCAAACTAAAAACAACCAATTACAAAGATTATGATCCTTTTATTTGTAAAAACATTCAATTTCATTGGAGTATTCGTTATTATGACTCAGAACCAACGCTTAACATGGATAGCGACCCCAACGATATAAAAAAAGAGGGTGGATGTGGAAATCCTTGGAATTTAATTGAAGATCTTGGAATACGTCAAGAAATTCTTGATCACAGACCTCCAAGAAATAAGACTATTGAGACCATTGAATCAAAACCAAAAAAGCAAATACAATTTTTAAACACTGAACAATTAAAAAAACGGTTATATGATTTAATTGCAGCGGATTGTTGGCATGTATTTACTCTAAATGATAAACGTGAAACTATACATAATTATTTTAATTCGTTTGAGAGTAATGACTATGGCGGATTAGAAAGAACAAAGTTAATTGAAAATTCAGATCCTTTATTATCAGATTTGGAAAATGGCCATTCAGTTTCAATTATTCTTAATGATCATTTTTTGGATTATGTTTATAAAAAAATTCCCAATCAAGATTTGTATGTAGAATGCGAAATAATGTATAAATTAAGAAATAATTTAATTTGATTAATTAAATTATCCATTTTTTTTGAATTAATTAAACAGGGTAACATGGAAACATCTTTTTTGGATTATGATAAAAAAAAAGAACAAAGTTGCTTCAATCGATGGTTTTGGAATTTGGTGAGGACATTGGTAATATTGGCAATTGTTTTATTTGGAATTATGGTTATCAGTATGAATATTTGTTTTGTAATTTCTATTTTTGGAAAACAATATAAAAATTTTGATTTTATTAATATCACAGAATTTTGCATATTACTTAAACAAATAATTGTTCACCATGAATAATGATAACCCACTTGACAATAAATTTATTATTAATGGAACAGAGACATATGATACCAAAGACGATGGTGGTGGCACTGATGATTTAGAATCCTACGAAGATCTTAATTATAATCGAGAAAAATCGACCTCACTTAACAATACACATATTTTAGAAGACAAGGATTCAGATGCGTACAAAATGCGCAATGAATCGTCATTTAAACGCGCATTAAAGAGAATTTTCGCGTTATTTTTAACATTTATTATTGAAATGGTAGTGGCATTTGTCATTTCCAATTATACCAATACATTTAATAAATATCCCCTTCTCATTAGTTTTCAGCCAGTTATTAGTGCGGTCAGTGGTAACGTAGGTCTTCAATCTTCATCTATTAATGTTCGTGGTATTGAAACTAAACACAGTGAATTAAATTGTAAATCAGTTGGGCGTGAGGTGTTGGCAGGGTTGTGGTTGGCAATGTTTACTTGTCTTTTAGTTGGTATAACAGCTGGTGCGTGGTATACCATAGCAAATCAAGATATATATGATGGTGCTATTTTTGGAATTGCTATTGGCGTTGGTCAATTTTGCGCTTCATTGGCAGCAGCTGCGTCTGGATCATTTGCTCCCATTTTATTCAAAAGATGGTTTAAATGTGATCCAACTACAATGGCTGGACCAATGGAAACTGCGTTCCAAGATGTTATTGGGGGAACTTTGTTACTGGTCTTTTCTTCATGGTTATTGTCAAGTTTTGGACATATTGGTAATAATTGTTGGGGAGGAAATTGGACAATGTGTGGGGAACATTGTTTAAATAGTACAACTTATGTGAATGGTACTTTTACAAAAGGTGTACAGGATTGTTTTGGGGATTGTAATACATATTGTTAATGGAAACACGTTTACACGTTTAAAATATAATAAATTTTTATTTTTTTATTAAAACAATGGCATCTCTAAATGACGTATTTCCTGGTTTTATAAAACAAGAAAATTATCAGCAACGAATTCAGAGACAAACAATTGATAGGTTTACATGTCCAAAATGTAAACATGTCAACAAACATGACAACAAATCAATTGCAACAAAAATCAAATGTGAAAAATGTACTTGTATTTTTTCAAATGGTAAAGGAACAAAAATCATTTACGATGTAACTGGTAAAAAAATACAAAGGTTACAATGGTATAATGGAAAAATTATTGGATCCTTCCCCGTTGTAAACAACAACACAAACAACAACACATCCTCCTCTTCTTCTTCATTAGATCGATTTTTCGAAAATAAAATCCCACAACAACCAAAAATACCTGGAAGAAAATCCAATGCACTTCCAGGAATTAAAAATATAAGTTCTGTTTGTTTACAATCGTATCCTTGTCATCATAAAATTGAATATGTGGATCGTGATGGGACATATCACAACACAACCATGAACGCAGTTTCAATTTTAAAACTATATGGAAAATTTGGCCAACGACCGAATCCACATATAGCCAGCTATCGTAATTATCCCAATTGATTAATTACAAACAATTTCCGGTGATGATTTCGTATAATTGGGCATAACGGTTGGCTGTTTTCAATCGCATTTCATCACTAACTTCAATGACAGGTACTTTATATGGATCCGGATATTGTTCTCGAACCCATCGACGAATAAATTCCTTGTCAATCATATCAGGTGCTTTTTTTTTAATAAATCGCTCTTTATAACTGGACGCAATCCAATAACGACTTGAATCGGGTGTAT